GGCAAAAGTCTAGATACTATGAAGAAATCAAAGCTGGTTCAAAGCTTACGCCTGAACAACAAAAAGCTTGGGATTTTTTTAATAGATACAACAAAGAATCAGAAGTAAATAAACAAGCGTTAGAAAATAACACTAAAATCTTTACACAAAAAACTAATGAAGTTTTTAATGACAAGTTCAAAGGTTTTGAATATAATGTCGGTGATAAAAGATATAGGTTTAAAGTTAACAATGTTAATGAGACTAAAAACACTCAAAGCGATATTAATAATTTTGTCAAAAAGTTTTTGAATAAAAATAATGAAATGTCAGACGCAGTGGGTTATCACAAGTCTCTTTACACAGCAATGAATGCTGATGCAATTGCAAAGCATTTTTACGAACAAGGTAAAGCTGATGCTATGAAAGATAGCGTTGCTAAATCTAAAAACGTCAGTATGAGTCCAAGACAAAATCATGGAACAGTTGAAGCTGGTGGAATAAAAGTAAGAGTGTTAGGTGATAATTCTTCTGATTTTAAGTTTAAAATTAAAAACAATAAATAACATTTAAAATTACAAAATTATGGCAATTACTGCAGGAGGTTTGTTAAATAGTGTACCGGCTACGCAGCAGGCAACATTATCAACAAACTATTTAGATCTTGCGACCACAGCTGGAGCTGGATGGGCGCAACAATATGTACCAGACCTAATGGAAAAA